TCGCATTGGCCCCGCTAGTTGGCCCCTTGAGTGTTTGTACTATGAGTTCACTTGCCATATCAGAGTACCGTCAGAGTCCCGTTTACTGTGATTGTTTGATTGACCGTCACAGGCCCGACAATAGCCGCATTGTCTCCACTAGGCACAGTGAAGGCTGTATCAACGCTGTCGTCATTAGAGAAATACCCAAGCTCTACCTTGTTCTCCTCCATGACAATCCCTGTTGTTCCATTGATTGTAACTGTCATACGATAGCCCACCTTGATCCGCTTGGAATAGTTACTGTGACACCGCTTGCAATATCTATCGGCCCTGCCGCCACTGCGTTGTTGCCTGATGTAATTGTGTAGTTAGCGCTAATGGTTGCACTGTGTTCCCACAGGCCATTGGTTGTTGTATTACCACCTGCAGTACCCGGCTCAAACGATGTAGTGCTTGAGTTGTATACAATGGTTTGCCCATCAGTGATGCCAGAGGTTGATACGTCTGTGAGGTCATTGAGAGCCGCCACAGTGGACGCATCAGCAAACGACAGCGTACCTGCACCGTTAGTTGTCAGTACCTGACCGTTAGTACCATCAGTCACGTTGATCTCTGTAATACCTACAGAGTTAGCGGCAATAGATGTGAGATAAGACTGGAGGTCACTAATCTGGCTCTCTGTGATCGACAGTGCCGCCTGATGTTGTGTGACTGACGACTGTGTGATGTTAGCGTCTGGTACGTTGGCCCATGTGACCGCTGTCGATAGATCGTTAGTCTCTGTGAAGCTAGTGAGATAACCTGCAGTGGAGTGGTCACCCCATCCATAGGCTGTGTCCCAGTTTCCTGAGTTGTTTGTCGTTGTGTACCAAGATGATGCGGTGTAGACCGGGTCAGTCTCAGTGTATGACGTTAGATACCCTGCGTCATTTGTCAGTGTAGATACGTTGTCGCCCGGCTGTGTTGCTGATGCCGCCAGTGTTCCTTGAGCCGCTGTCGCATAGTCTGTGGCCGCTGTAGTGGCCGCTGTTCCTAACCCTAGATTTGTGCGAGCCGTAGCCGCATCTCCAAGATCAGATAGATTGTTGGCGACTGTTAGCACACCGGACGCTGACACATAAGCCGCTACCCATGCACTACCGTCATAGAGCTTCATGATGCCGTCAGTGGTGTTGAAGTACAGTGACCCGCCTACAAGTGCATCGCCGTCATTGTCTGTCGCAGGATCGGATGCCTTTGCACCAAGGTAGCGATCGTCAAAACTGTCGTAAGCCGCGAGCGTTGCATCCCTTGCCGACTCTGCCGCCGTCTTTGCTGTATCTGCGTCTGTTGCTGAACTTGCCGATGCGTTGGCACTAGATAGCGCGTTAGCGGCATAAGTCTGTGCATTGGACTCAGCGGTTTCCGCATTTGTTTCCGCCGTCTCTGCGGCTGTCTGAGCGGCCTCAGCGGCTGTCTGAGCGGCTTCTGCGGCTGTTTGCGCTGTCTCTGCGTTAGTCTCGGCAGTTTCTGCTCCAGTGCGGGCGACTACAGCGGCATCACGCGCTGACTCAGCGGCGGCCTGTGCAGTTTCCGCATTGGTCTCTGCAGTCTCAGCGTTTGTCTCTGCTGTTTCAGCGTTGGTAGCGGCTGTCTCTGCGCGAGTGGTTAGATTGAGGATGTTCTCGTCAACACCTGCCCCGGATGGGAGCATCCCGGCTTCTTGCTCATACGTTGTCGTTGGTGTGACGTTAGGAGTCCATTCGGTCATTACGCATTCCTCATCACGAGCGGCCCACCTGATGACCGAGCCTTCTCTGAATCATCGCCTAGATTCTTGACTGCCGCGCTGTATAACTGCGCCCACACTGCGATTCTAGCATCTTCTGCTAGATAAGGTGCTGACTGTAGCAGTGAGCCATACAGGTAAACGTCCGGGTAATAAGTCATGAGCCAGTTTGCGTCTGCGTCACCGCTCATTGTTGGGATGCGAGCAAAGTAAACCATTGTGAGAGTGTAGGTTTCATCAGGCGCAGGGTAGAACTCGATCTGACCTGAGTTCAACGTGTATAGCCGTGGCTTACCTGCAGTGTCGTTGGTCAGCACCTTCTGGCGTCCGATCTCCGCGACTGATGCGTACTCTACCGGCGCACCATCACTTAGGTATAGGTGAACACCTTCCAACCAATCTGTCGGCAGGTTCTCGAACCGCTCGTTTAGATCAGCAGTTACCCGTACCTCTTGTCGCCAGTGGCGTAGGTCACGAGCTATCTGTGATTCTGCAAGCGCAACGAATGTAGGAATGACCGATGTAAGATCATCCCTGTTTAAGAAATCTGCGATCGCTGTCTTTAGCTCGCCATAGTTAGATAGTGCCATTACTGATTCCTCTGGCTTTGTGCCATTCTATCACGAGCAAACTTCAGAGCGAGATCAATCAGCGCCTCATCTGATAGTCTTCCTTGCTCTGGGTCAAACGCTTGGACTCCTGCTACGTTCTCTTCATAGTCGCCAATAGCGTCTGGCTTGCGATCACTGAATAGATACTGTTTGCCCTGATAAGCTCTTGCTCCACTCATTGCGGCCTCTGGACTCATGCCTCGTGCGGCCATGTCGTACCCGCCGATAAAGTTTAGCATTTGATCCTGTAGGTTGCGATCGACACGCTGACCTGCTAGCTCTGGGCGTAACTCCTGTATCATCTGCGGCGCATTGTTGTAGTACGTCTGATGACCCTTTGTGAAGAACTTGTGTAGCTCCGAGTAGGGTACATCGTTGATCAAGTCGAGGATGCCGTAGTTTTCGTATGGATTCTGATTTGAAATTGATTTACCAAAATTATTCAGAGCGTCTGTTTTATACCCACCTTTTGAGTATTCGATAGCCGCTTCTTTGCTTGGCATCGGCAAGTAGTTTCCAGACTTTATCGCGCTGTCCATTGCCGACCTTAACTGATCATCCTCGTAAACTTTGAGTTGATCTCCCTGCATCTGGATCATTGGAAAGGCCATCCACTGGCCACTATCCTCATCATACTCTGCCGCCATACGGTGAGTAGATATCGACCCATCTGGGTTTTTCACATATGGATAATCTTGTGGGTTGTTAATGCGATCAATAAAACTTGGATTAGCCATTACTTCAACCCGTATTGATTAATGTAATCGAGGATGCCCTGCACAGTTCGCTCATCCATTCTCTGGAACCCTTCAGGTTTTTTCATGACAGCATCAATAGCTTGTGATGGCGTAAACGGCTCACCTGCTGATGTCTTGCGCTTCATTTGCTCTGCGAATGCATCAGGGAACATTACTTCAAATGGGATTGACCCACCTAACCCGCCAGAGTATTGGCCCGGCATTCTGCCTGTGTAGCTTTTGTGGATTGTTGGGTCATAAACAGCATCGCCAATAATTGTTTGGTATGTTGAAAGACCGGAACCTTTAATTGGCGCATTAACCAAATCTGGGTCTTGTGTGGCAAACAACAACTCATTGTAGTTTGGGAAGCCCCTATCTCTGAAGTCGTTTGTCTTCATCGTTGTGGTGAACGCAGTTCGCTTTTTGCCAATATTTTCGTATTTTCCTTGGCCCATTAACTGATCCATAGCATCAGGATGATCTAGCCCAACCCAATCAGGAAATACTTTTTTAACACGGCCCTTGGAGTCTTTGATCGTTTTGCTTCTGAGCTTTTTGTCAAAAGCGGCTTTATCGGCTTTTGTGATTTTTGAGTTTTGTATCTGCTTCAACATTGCCTCAGCAATTGGTGTGCTGAAGTTTGTCGCCTCAAGGCCCATTGTTGTGTAAACACCAACAGGAGCCTGACCCGTATCATCTGCTACTGTGCGTACTTTGTTCTGGACTGACTGCGCTGTATCCAACATAGACTGCCAACCAAAGCCTGAGTCTTTATATTGCTGACTGTACTTGTTTCCTGCTTGCACAGGAGTATCCACATCGATCCCGCCAACTCGCTCAAGCAACCCAAGGTTTGATACATCACCCTGAATCGGGATAACTACTTTGCCAAACAAGGTCTCTGGGTTGAATGTTGTACGCTCTCCGATATCAGTTGGAGTGAAGATTGTTTGGAAATCGTTTTCAGCGGCTCTCATTTCTCGGTCTGCAAATGCTTTTGATGACTGCATTGCTTTGCGGTAATTTTTAATTGCTGTTTTAACGCTTGATGGCTTCCCGGCAGATTGAACAGTGAGGAATCCTGTATCGATCAAACGCTTTGCCAACATCATGTCTTGATCAGGCACTGCGATGTTTTCTTCACCAACAATATCTGAACGCAATATCGGCTTTCCGTCATTGGTCATCTGCATTCCGGCAGTACCAATCTTTTTACCTGCGCGAGCCGCCATACCTAACAGTGGAATAGCACCAGTCATTGTGATTGATGCTTCTTGGCGTAGTTTCTCAGCCTTGCTCTTATCGCCTACCTGATCTGCCTGATCTGCCGCTGTCCGCAGATCTTCTGCATCCATGAATGCTCTGACCTCTCCAACGATTGGAGCCATGTCGAGCAACATGTTGAATGGGTCTTCTTTGAACTGCTTTGCTAACGCCTCTGCTGACTGCTTTGCATACTGAGTCGCGTCATCCGCCATCTTTGATGAATCTGTGGAGCCAATGTAACCCATCACAGAGCTTGGGATCGATGAGAATCCTTCGTAATAATCAGACAGTGCGTCAAGTAAGCCTTGCTTTTTCGCCATCAGAGCGTCCCAAGTATGTGATCACTCGGACATTTTACCACTAAACAGTGATTAGGCTACACCCGCGATATTTCTTCGTATTGGCGTATCCCACGAGTCGGATTGATGGATGCCCTGTCGATAGACGGCCACCAAGCCAAAAGCATCAGCGCCGTGGGATGCCCAGTCATGCTCAGGGCCGAGACCGAGACCTCTGGCCTCGTCACGTTTCTCGTGATACCAACCGAGTGCCTCTCGTCCGCCTTTAGTGTTTTCATCGTGGAATCTGCAGGATGGGAACATCCGGCGGGCCGCTTCGATGCGGGACAGTACAGCGCCTGCGCCTTGATTCTTGATAGACTCAACAGTGAATCCGGCATCTTGCAGGAATCCTTCCGGTGTGACCTTGTAGACCATGTCATGCTTCCTGCCATCGTGCGGCAGTACCATGAGCGCATCCTCGTAGCCCTTGGCTCGCAACCAGTTTACATGAGACTCAAACGGTTGGCCTACTGCCTCGTAGTAGTCGATCAGCCTGACTTCTTCGCCGATGTACTGAACAATCCAGATAGCAGTCGCATCCGACTTCTTGGACGTTCCACCGATGTCCCACACGGCATGTAGTTTGATAAGAGGATCTTTTCCAAAGAATCCGATTCTACCTTCAAGTGCCGCTTCCGATAGGTGTCTAGCATAATACGCACCTTCCAAGACAGTAGCATACTCACCTTCCCATACATGTGGATACCGATCGGGAGTCATGCGTAAGCAGTCGTCCTTCTCTTGCAATAGTACCTTACTGATCCACGGGTTGTGCTTCCAGTTAGCGTTGACGACTACCGAGCCTGTTGGAGTGTTGACGCCTCGCAGTAATTGATCGATCGCATCTGTTGGCCGGTTAGGGTTCCACGATGCCCAGATCTCTGATCCTTCCTTACGCATGGTTGGTGTCAGTAGCTCTAGCGATCTATGACTGAGCGACTGCGCCTCCTCGATCCATGCTCGGTCAAAGCCTTCCAGTGACTTGATAGAGTCAGCGGTGTGGTCTTGCATACCAGTGAAGATGATCACGCCATCCCCAGGCGTCTCAATGACTTCCCGGTAGACTTTAAAGCCTGCCCTTTCTCCGAGGTTGTACGCTTGGAGCTTATCCTCGATCAAACGCTTGGATGATTGCTTGAGTGACTTCTGCACTTCCCGGATACATGCCGCTCGCATGCCCGGTATCCTGACTGAGTCTTCGATCAGTAGCTCGGCAAAGAAGTGAGACTTGCCTGAACCTCGGCCTCCCCATGCGCCTTTGTATCGTGCCGGTTCTAGCAGTGGCCTGAAGACAGATGCTGTCTCAAACCGTAGGATTGCACTCAAACCTGCGTAGCCTCGATGATGACCCGCTCGATCTTCTGTGGCGACATCGATCCATCACTCGAAAGATTGTCTAGCTCTGTGCGCTCTCTGTAGCCGTGGTTGACGTTCATCATCATCTTGGTCATCGGCGCATTGAACTCACCTGCAAGCCCTCGGTTGATCAAAGTCTTAGCCTGTTTTCTCAGGATTGTCTCTAACGTGTCCGAAAACTCTTCAATCTCATCACGCCATTTGTAGACTGTAGACCGGGCCACGTTGATGTGATCTGCGAGTCCTTCAATGCTGTGTACGACTTCATCCTCTGGCAGATTCTTGATGTAGTCCTCTGCCTTTTTCTGGATTGTCGCGTTGTACTTGGTTGGTCTTCCACCTGCCATCTCTGTGCCTATAGCGTCCAAAGTGTTGATAGGCGCTTTATAACACGATTGCGCTAACACGTTCTACTTTGCTCTCGATGGTGCGCTGTATTGGTAGAGGCCATCCTTGGTGATCTCTTTCTTGCCAACCATTTTCTTCTGGGTCTTTCTCCCACGGCTTTTCTGTATCTGCTCGTCACCTACTACGTTGCGACAATTGAGTTCTGCGATCAGGAACGGGACTTTGGCACTGCCTGCCTTTTGGACTACATGATAGGCCGGAGTCTTAGTGCCTGAGTGGATAATCCTGAATGTGCGGCCAGTGGTATGGACAAGATACTCCATCTCTTCAAACGCCGACATCAGGTCAGTGAATCTCACTTACGCTTTCTCCCGTTGACCCAACCACATAAGGCACTGCCATTTAGCATCTTGATGATGTCTATTTTTCTTGAGTATTCAAGTTTGTCTACCTCGTAGTCAGACGCACCATTGGAATACAA